GGCACAACAACTCTTTGACCAGTTGTAGATCCAATCTTTCCAAAGATAGTATTATCGGTCTGCATTGGAATCTCTTGCAAGAAATCTGTAAGAATTCCAAAGTTGTTTTCAATTCTGTAAATATAGTTTGGATCTAGAATTTTTATCTTCTGAACTCCACGCTTGATGTTATCAATATCAACAACAAGTTCTATGAAGCAGTCACCGTACTTGACGGTATTTCTAACGATATCCCAGATGAACGTAGGGAGTGAGATATCTTCAAAGAAAGTCTCAGCCTCATCTTTTATTAGCTGATCGTCTGTTTGAACTTCCCAATGAGTTCCGTCAAGGTTTGTTTGAGTTGAATCGTCCGCGTAGATATCAAATGCAGCAGCGACCTCTGGATAGTCATCCATGTCTTCAAACTCTTGGTATCTTCGCTTACGCTCAATCTCCTCTTCGTTTACTGGGATAAGTTGAGTAGCTTTAAATGGGGATATGCTCCCCATAGGCTCTCTTCTAAGTACGGTATCGCCCTCTAGTGGATGTGGCGTTGGAGGCTCTATCGTTAGCGGTGTGGTGCCGTCCTGGTCAATAGCTGGTTGAGGCCGTCCAGTCAGGAACTTAGCAAAGAACTTACCAGTACGCCCAATGGGATAATACCACGAACCGAACCAGCTTGATATACTCCCACGACTGGGATTGAATTGTGTGTAACCTTCGTTTAACTTAGTAGCCATTTAAGATCTTCTTCGTGTATTAAACCGCCAGGAGTTCTAATAACATATTTAGACTGGGAGATGGGCATAATAAATTTATTATCCTCATTTGGTCTATGTTGAATCATAGGTGTGTTGGCTCTTATTTCATTAAAACCATGAATTGCTAACGCCAAAGCCATAATTAAATCGTCATGGCAGTTAACATCTGCCGTATAACGGCCTGATTCGTCAATAATAAAAGTTAAAAGCTCATCTACGGTGCGTTCCGAGTTTAATTTAATTTTATTTAATCTTATTGCCTCATCCATATTAACAAGCATTTGCCGTCTGTTCGCGTCAGCAACTTGAACCCCAGGCTCGTGCTTGTCATCCATGAATAGGTTTTCATACTGTTCAATCTCCTTAATTTGGTAGATTAAGTTGTGTCCAATTAAGTTTCGTTCTGGGATTATGTAAGCGGTATTATACTCGCGTGCGATCTCTACCAACATCCTTGCAAACTCGTTGATTGGTGTGCGGTCAGATCTAAACTCTGCAACTTGCTCTCCGTTGTACAAGTCTATTATTTGCGCCACCGAGGAGTCCAAGCCTCGACCAATAGAAGTATCCACGCCAACAACGTAATCGTGGCTAGGATGAGGAGCATTCCAGATACGAAGACGGTTGTTATAACGTGTTGAATAATTTTCATTTACTTGCTCTTTTAATTGCTTTAATATTTCGCCGTCGATAAATGTATCACCAGTTCCAAGGAATTCTGCCTCGTATTCCTGTAGCCATTCTTTATGGCTAATTGAACCACGGGTTTTAACTTCCCACTCGTCTATATTTACAGGGGGGTCTTGGCTCATCAACTTTTCGTACATCTTCTCGTACCCAGAATGACGGAAATATTGCGGGTGATCTTTCCAGTTGATGTCTATGGCATGGAAAGAGTTTTCTCCGCGCCTAGCCCCAACATATTGTTTGTGGAACCAGTTACCTACACCATTTACTGTAGAAAGAGCTATAACCGAACCACCAGTTGAAATGATTGGGAACGCAGCAGTCCAAATTGTATCAATGTTCTCAATGAACGCAGCCTCGTCAAGAATCAGTAAAGAAGCAGCAGCAGAACGTCCCGACTGCTTTGACGAAGACTTAGATTTAATCTCTGACCCGTTAGCAAATCGCATGGCGTGTGCAGAGTCTTTAAGAACTCTAGGCTTCAGCCACTCTGGAAGCTCATCATAGGCAGTTTTCATTCTAGATAGAACTTCCATTGAAGCATCGTCATCCTTAGACAAAATAACTACCTTATAATGCTCCGTAAACATACACTTCCAAAGCGAGAAAGCAGCAACTAAAGTAGTGCATCCAGCCTGTCTAAATTTACGGAGAATGTTAAATCGGTTAGATTTAAACTCATTTATAAGTTTACGTTGGAAAGGATAAAGATCGAATTTTACCAGTCCGAAGATCGGATGTACGACTTTAATATAATTACAAATAAAGTGTACTGGGTCTTTCCGACATTTTTCAAATTCTGCTTTAATTTTATTTAAATCCATCTATTATTCCAATATATGATATATGCTATAATATGTAGTCGTACTACTAAACCTAGTAAAACACTACCTAAATTACTTAGTTATTTAAGAGAAGCAGATATTAAATATCATGTCTCATACGACGCCAACTCAATGTTTGAGGGTTACCAGACTGGGTTAGATGAACTAAATCCCAGCCGAGAAGATATCGTAATAATGTGCCATGACGATATTGAAATTCTTTCAGACAGAACGGCTTTTAAGAAAACTTTAGAAGAAACATTAAGTAAAAAGAGTGTAGGATTTGTAGGGCCAGCAGGGACAACCTACCTAGGGACAGATGCAGTGTGGTGGGATATGAATCGCAGAACTACTGGTTTGCACAGTGGATTTGTGTTTCAGGGGGATGATCATACTACAATGACCCCTAATTACTTTGGCCCATGCAGGAATGTAGTAGTTCTAGATGGATTATTTCTTGCTGCTAGAAGAGAGACCATTGATCAAATCGGTCTTGCGAAGCCAAAAGAATTTCCAACGAATTGGGACTTCTACGATCTATACTATACACTCTCAGCCTACGAGCAGGGATTCACTAACAAAACAGTGCCAGTTGTGATTCTTCATAATTCAAATGGGTATATGAGAGAAACCTGGGAGGCAAATCGTACAGCCTTCCGAAAGATGTTTAGACTTCCAGTAGGGTGCAAATAATGTTTGAAATTTACACGCTTATAATCTTTATCCTTAGCTGCTACGGTGGAGCTAATGGGATAGTCTTCTCCAGACTACTTCAGCCTCTGCGGGCGTGGATTGCGTATAAGAGCTACACGCTTGATGACAAGGGTAACATTACTACCGCTGTACTAAGATCAGGTAAAGTAGCTAAGTTTTTTACTAAGCTAGTAAATTGTCCACTGTGCGTAGGCTTTTGGCTAGGTGTTATATTTGGTATTTTCCTGTTCAGTCCTTGCTACCAAATTTCTATGTTTAACACCGGATGGCAGAACTCGCCACTTAATATCTTCGTCTACCTTTTCGACGGATTCCTTGGTAGTGCGTCAGCGTGGATATTGCACCTTCTCCTCCGCTATCGGATGGAAGGTGCTTAATTCAACACCCGCTTGAGCAGTGGGTAACTGGGCGTAATCCGAACTGTAGTTTGATTAGCATAGGTTGATCCTCCTACAGTTATCTAGCTCTGTCAGCTTTTGATTTTTATTTTTTTAAAATAGGATCTATAATCGGCCATGACCCAAAAGACTTACTTCTGCGATATCGACGGCTGCATACTTAAGCACCATGATGACTTCCTTGATGGAATGCTAGACGTAGAGACCCTTCCAGGGGTTAAGGAAAAGCTCCTTGAGTGGCACTGCCAGGGACACAGAATTATCTTAACTACCGGACGCCCAGGCACCATGCGAGACTTCCTAAAAGACCAGCTTTTCGTATATGGAATTATCTACGATCAGTTGGTGATGGATTGCGGGTCAGGGGTGCGAATTTTAATTAATGACGTAGACCCAAAGTCACCCGGAATAATGAAGGCTCAGGCTATCAACCTCACCCGAAACTTAGGCATCGGAGAAGTTTAATGGACATCGTTTACCAAATTTTTACAATGTTTTGCATGATCGTAATTTACGACGTAATCATGTACGGTCGGTTCAGTGAAATGGAAAGAAAGATAGATTCTGTTGCAAAAAATTTATTTAAGACCGGCTCGGATCTAAATAATAAGATAGCGCAAGTCCGCGAGGAACGTAAGGGTCTACTATGAAGAATAAAAACTGGAATACGGTTAATGCAACCACCGAGTACATTAATATCGACGGGGATCGTATCCCAGTTAACATCGAGGGCATTTTGTTCTTGAATAATAAATACAAGGCCCTAGAATTGGACTATCGGAACCTGTTGGAGGACATCCACGGGCTTGAGCACGAACTTAAGGTCTGCAAGCAGAGTAACGCAGTCCGCAAGTTTAACCAAGAATACTACATCTTAGACAAAGACGGTGACTAATGGCTAAGTACGGTAAGGACGATTTTCACGGCGACGATGACGTTGGCAGAGACGAAGACGAGTTTGAGTTCGGCGAGGATGACCTTTTCAAGGTTCTCAGCTACATGAAGAACTGTTCGGAAATGCTCATGAACTGCGACACCGAAGAGCTTTGCGAGCATTATCGTAAACTCTACCCCCCGGTTGACGGGCTTTTCCTCATCT